CCATCAGCAGGCCAATATATCTGTCTAGCGTCACCTGTCTGCTATTCAATGCGTTAACTATTCCGGTGTGCATATCCCAGCCACCATACTGGATATTTACAAACTTAGCACCGTTCTGTATAGCTCTGACTGCGGCTAAGGCATCCTTGCCTAACTGATCATCCTTAAATGTATCATACTTAGAATCTTCTTCAATCCTGAAGGTTTCAGCAGCTTTTCCGGTTATAGCGGTGACCGCTTGACTTTGAAATTCTCTCCAACTTTCTCCCTGCTCTTTGATGGCAGAGTGCTTTTCTACCAAGTCTAGAAGGGCTTTTCTACCCATAAATCTATCTTTGGCCATTTTTAGCTGGAGGTCGCCTACACCCTCTCTACTGGCTTCATAGCCCATATACTTTTGCCCCATCCAAGCTGCTCCATCGCCTTCAATCTTATTCATCTTGATGTAGGTGGGTAGGCCATGAGGTTGAGATACTGGCCCATAATAACCAGCAATCATAGCTCCATAACTGGGGTAATTCTGAGAAGTGCCGCCCTGATTTCTCTCGCCTCCCACTACCCAGTGCGTAGCGGTTTGATGATTAGAATCTTTGTGTGCAAAACTTCTAACAATATTAATCTTATCAGATCTTTTTGCTACCTCTTTGAAGAGGCCGCCTATTTTGACTGTTGGTATTTTTGTGTCTATATGACCGGTAGCAGAACGTCTTTCTACTGGGGCGTAGGGAATGGGGTTAAATGTCTCGATGTGAGTAGCTCCACCGCCCATCCATAGGAATATAACACTTCTATCATTTTTAGTTATTTTGGGGGAGTATTCGTCAGCGTAAGAAACAGCAATGTTATTGCTCGCTAGGTATGTTCCACCCAGAAAACTAGTTCCATAAGTCAAAAAATCTCTTCTTTTCATCGTATTCTCTTTCTAGCCCGGAGCTTCGTAAAAACCAATATTGAACCCTTCTCTTGTGCAATCCTCTATAGTTTTATCCATCCCATGTTTCTTTAAGTGCTTCTCTATATATATACACATTTTCTCATCAGTTCCCGGCCAATTATTTTTGCAAAAATGACAGAGATATTTGCATTTCCAGTGTTTTCTCGCGTTATCTAGGGGTTTTGGGGCAACATTCTGTCTAATTTCTTCCACTCTATTCTTTAGCATTTCTAGAAATCTGGCCTCATCTTCTGGCCCAAAACAAAGGCTGAATGGTCTAGGGTCTCTTTCTCCGTCCTTGTCCTTATAGAAGAATATACTCATTATTCTGTTTGGAAAATCGGGGTACAGCTTAGAGATAGCGTAGAAATACAGTAATAATTGTGCGTCATTTTCAAGTTTTTTGTAGTCTTTGACCTCTCCAGTTGCCCAATCCATGCGGCGACCAGTTTTCCAGTCAATTACTTCTATAGTTTCGTCATCAATCTTTGTTACTAAGTCGATTGTTCCTTTGATTGCCAGTTGCCCTTGTACTTTTTCTCCATTTAAATCATACTCAAATTTTGCCCAGTCCTCTTCAATTGGGATGTCGAAATGAGGTTCTGGGTGATGAATATTCCTCTGTCTTGGATCAAATTGTCCATCATTGTGATTTAGAAAAGTCCAGACAGTTTCAGCTATATCTCTTCTATCTTTTGGGCCAAACTTGTGTTTAGAATTTTCAGTATAGCAATCAATAGATATTTCAATTAATTCATCAACAAAGTCATCGGCATACAACCTATCTTTATGCACCCTGATCTTGCCAGCAGCGTCGTCTTCAACTACTAAGTACTTCTTTCTAGAATTGTCTTGTTGAAATTTCTTTAAGCCTGCTAATATCTCCATAGCTTTATGAGCCATCGTTCCCATGTCGGCCTTTTTGCCGCTATCTGATTGATGCCCTAAAACATAAGTTATAAAGTACTGCATCTCACAGTACGAATAATTATTATAGCTTGAGCTTCTGACGTAGGTGACTAACATTTTTTCTCCCTATAAGTTCTGGTAAAATTTCTTGACCTTCACCATCAAAGAATCAATGCTATTGTCTTTGTTATCTATATAGTCTGTGAAGGGGTAATCATCCAGAGCTACTTCGCTTGAATGGTTATCGTCGAACACTTGTCTAGTTAAACGGGCAACTCTTCCGCCAGCGTCTTCGACAGCCTTCGCTTCATTTGGAAAGCGTACATCTGCAATAATTGCTAGCTCAGATTGTTCTCTTTGTATTTTCTTGAGGCAGGAGTTTACCCATACAGATTCAAACATCTTGCGACAGACATCCGTGCCAAAGAATTGCATAAATTCACGAGCGGTCATCGCCCCTTCTTTCCAATCAAAGGATCTCTTTGCGTCTGGAGCTGTGACAATCTTTTTCATCATCGTGGAGTTTATTGCTTTTGGCATATTTTGCCAAAGTAGGTGCTCCTGTAATTCGTTCTTTTGCTGCTCGTTGCCCCACACGCATTCTTCGGGGATGTCAAAAAGCTCACTGCAAATCCACTTGAGGCTATCGGCAAAACTATAAAGCTTTACATGTGGCCACATACTGTGCTCTGCGTACTGTGTAAAAGCTTGATCTTTTCTTGTCACATCAAACTCTCCCCAACCCTCTTGTCCTTGGGAATCATCTGTCAGTATCATCAGTTGCCCTTCTGGGCCGATGCTCCAATCCTTTACTAACTCGTGCTCTTTAAGGACTACGCCATGCAAAATATTAGCGGTCGTGTTCTTGCCAGATTGCTTTCGTCCAGCTATTCCTAGTATCTTCATTAAAAACATCCTTTTAAGTCGTTTAGTATTTCTTCTTTTAGTTTGTCAATAAACATATTTCCCAAATCTTTAGTGTGCATAGATGGAAAGACTAATTTAAATAGCCGAGACATGTCTCTTTTAATTTTTATCTTTGATTCTCTACCAGCTTGATCGTTATCTGTTAGCACTATAAGTTTTGTCACCCCGCTGTTTAGTAGTAGTGATTTTTGTTTCTTGGATATATCTTTTCCAAAAAGACCGACAGCATTTTCAACTCCAGCTTCGTACAGCTTCCATACATCACCTTGACCTTCTACTAGAAACATACACTTTGTTTCTTGAGCTTTTTCTATAGCGTTATCGTAGTTGTAAAGGTAGTCCCTTTTCTTAAAACCTTCTGAAAAAAGATATTTTGGCTGTATCCATTCTTTTGTTGATCTAGCTATAAAGCCAACAGTTTGTTTGTTATATTTTACTGGTATTATTGATCTATGTCTCATTACTAACGAGTCACTATCTTTAACCCCAAAGTGTTTTAGCGTGTTAGCCTTGAATCCTCTACTTTCAAAGTATGGAGAACCACTAAGCATCTTTGATGGAAATGGGCCTATAAAGACTTCATTTGCGTCTACAGTAGTCTTTGCTTTATTTTTCTTAAATTGCTTTACTATACTCTTGAACTCTTGGCTATCTTGACTCAGTTTTACCTTTTCTTTAGCGTCACATTTGGCACCATTAACGTCGTAAAGATTGCATACATACTTAAGGACTTCTGAAAAGCTGTCAGTTTTTAAGCATCCCGATATGAAACCAAATATGTCCGTGCTTGAGTCTTCATGACAACCTCTAGTCCAGCACCTCCAAGCTTTTCTAGACAATGATATTGACAACCCCTGCGGATTGTCGCTGCCCTCATGTATCGGACAGCACATAAATATATTATCGTCAAACTGGCTGTATTCCAACCCTAAATCTTCTAAAAGTTTATCTATATCGTTGAAAATTATATCTTTAACTTTGTTCAAGTCTAGTGTTGATTTGTTTTTACGTACTGCCTTGCTACACATGTGCAGTTACTCCCACAGTATTTACAATTACTTCTAGTATTATTATAGTGTCCATCTAGTTCTTGTTGCAACTTAAAACCGAAATTTTCTAGGTTTTTACATGACATACATCTTCCGTCCGGCCTAACCCAAGCATAAGAAAAGATTTTATCACAACCCCTTAGATGTTCTAATCTTATTTTTGTAAGCTCTTTTCCTATCCCTTGTCCACGGTGCTCTGGATGAACTACGACGCATCTAAGCATACACTCTGAAACCGCCGCCCACCCAACGACTTTATTGCCATATAGTGCTACCCATGCACATTCAATTTCTTCTAGATGACTTCTAAAGTACCCATTGGCAAATGCTGTGTCTACAAGTTTGGTAGCTTCAAGCAACTGGCCGTATCCAAATATAGGACTGGGCAATGCTATGTATTTATAATTCATTTCTTTTCTTTGGGCGGCATGTATCCAAAAATATGTCCACATGTAAATCCGACAGCAAAGGATATGAAAGGAGCCTCAAATGAGGAGTCCTGCATAAATCTGCTTATACTAAGTGGAATACCACCCACTGTTACTGCTAATAAATCGTACATACCTAATGCTATTACTGTAAATGTTACTATTTTTGCCGTTAGTGACATTATAATTTCTCCACTGATAAATCATTATGAGTTCTATTCACACGTACAAACCGTGCTGTTTTATTAAAATCTTTTAAGGAAGTAGCACCAGTATAAGCACAAGCACTACGCACACCCCCAAGAATATCATTGATGATGACCTCTGCGTTTCCTTTGAAGGCAACCTTTTGCACTCTACCTTCGCTAGAACGATAGTCTAGTAGGCCGTCTCCGTGTTTTTCTTGAGCTTTTTTAGACGACATGCCATAGAATGTTAGGTACTTCATTCCCGCATGTTCTACCCACTCGCCTTCGCACTCCGACGTACCCGCAAGCATACCTCCCAGCATAACAAAATCAGCACCGGCAGCATACGCTTTTGCAACGTCTGCTGGGTAACGGCATCCACCGTCTGCACAGATCAGGCCAAGTCTGCCGGAGTCAGAGCGTAGACCATGAGCAACATGTGAACACTCTGCAATAGCCGAAAGTTGTGGATAACCAACTCCAGCCTTTAGTCTGGTTGTACATGCAGATCCGGGGCCAATACCAACCTTGACAATATCAACTTCTCCATGCAAAATAAGCTCAGAAACCATCTCTGGTGTAGCTACGTTACCGGCCATTATAATCGAGTCCGGAAATTCCAGTCTAACCTTGCCGCACCAGTCTACAAACTTCTCAGTATATCCATTGGCTATATCAATACAAATATTTGGTGAAGAATTTATAGCGTCTGAAATGTCAAACAGTTTGTCTAACTCTCTCTCCCAATCCATGCCAACACTAACCCAAACATTAGGCTCTACATTATAATATTTGAAATAGCCTTCTATATCTTCTGCTTTATAATACTTGTGCAGACACGTTATTGCCTCGTGATTATTTAATGCCGCCCCCATTTTAAATGTGCCTGTAGTATCCATATTTGCCGCCATCAAAGGAACCCCATGCCACTCTTTTGACGAGTGGTAGAACTTGAACGTTCTCTTTAGATCCACTTGCTTTCTGCTCGCAGCAGCCGACCTTTGTGGTACGAGTAAGACATCATCAAAGTCTAGCTTGACTTCATTATCAATTTTCATTTTGGTCCTCAACATCAAATGGTAGATCAGCACCTTCGATAACGTCACCGTCTGGCGATGATCTCATTTCATCTCTGGTTCTTAATTCGTTTAGTTGTGAATGAGAGCCGATCATGTTCATGTTTATATAGTTACCGTCTAACAATCCTGCACCATGCCTAGCCTTGAGTGTCACAAGTTTTCTGTTTCCCCCGTTTGGGCCATCCTCAGCCAACTCCTCTGCTGACTTTAATTTAAATATGGAGAAAGAGGTACACAGCCAGATCAGCCTGTCAGAGCCGCTTACAGCGTCTGTGGATTCTTTAGTAATCCCGTCTCTGTTCAACTGCACAAATGATAGGCACGGAAAATCGTACTTGACAGCTAGGTTATGAAGGCTTGTTATTTGGAAACCAAGAGCTTGGTATTCTTGAATGTTGCTTGTGATAGAGCTTGACGACATCAGTTTTAGGTAATCATAGACTACTATGCAGTCATTGGTCTTTCCATATTCATCTTGCCCGACCTCTTGCATGATCCATCTTTTAATGGTGTTCATTATTGTTTCAAAAGGAGCACCAGCTACGCTAACGTAGGTGTACGGGATGTCTCTAATTTCGTTCATTGCCTGTTTGACTTTGATAAACTTCTCGTCGTCTTCAGCAAATTGTCCTGTTGAGACCTCTCCAATGGGCACACCGCTTATGTTAGAAATGATTCTATTTAGGTGGTCTTCTTTACTCATTTCTGTATCCAACATTAAAACTGGAATTCCCTTCCTAGCATTATGTAGGGCCACATTGTCGGCAAAGACTGATTTACCAACTCCGGGTCTTGCAGAAACGAGATCAACACACTTGCGGCGTAAGCCACCACCAACAACAGCATCAAATCTAGGGAACCCGCTAGAAATTCCAATTTGGTCACACTGATTCTCTATTAAGAAGTCTATGTACTCGTCTATGTCCTCGCCCAGTTTTTCAGGCTTTTGCCCTACTTCATCCTGCCGCAAGAACTCGGTTATGGGGGATTCAATTAAATTTATAATTTCATCAACGGTCTCGTCACCATTGATATCCTCAATATCTTTGCTAATCTTGTTAGCTATTCTCTTAGCCTTACGTGCTAATTCAAACTTTTTAACTTGAGCAGCAAAGTGAGTCACATTCTCTTTCTTGACGGGGTACTCCATCAAGTCACGAATGTATTCAAGTTCCTGATTTGTTTGCACAACTTCAGAAAGATTCAATTGTTCTGATGCTGAAAGGATAGCGGGCAGATCTATCTCCGCTTCACTATCAAAAACTTTTTCTACACACTTGTAGATTACTTGGTTGTTTCTGTGCGAAAAGCTGCTGTGACTAAGGAAATCAGATATTTCTACATATGACTCAATACCGTAGGCGAAGAGGCCTGCCAATACAGCACGCTCTGCACCCACATCCGATAATTTAGAATCCATTTTATCTTCCTGTGCAACGATTACATCTCATGTATTCACCAAAGACCATGTTTTCATTTACCGAAAACATTTTTCCACAAACATGGCATTCTACTTCTCTTTTCTTTGGCTTTCCCCTTCGTCTGGGAGTACGAGTTTTTTCAAACTTTTCATAGTCAACGTCTTCTTCTCTAAACTCGCCAACGTCGGACCAGCTATTTTTTCTAGCTTTCACAACCTTTTTCCTTTGATCTAATTCTTCATTGCGGTTAACCGTAAAATCTTCTTTAACCTTCGACGTATGGGTCGGCTCCGCTTCTACCCTCTTATCGTCGCTTTTTACATTAGTGTTTAACAAGCCCTCTATAAGCTGGCTTTTCTGCTCTGGTGTGAGAGAATCTAACAATGCTTTTACAATGTCGTCGCTCATTTTCTCTTTCCTTTTTCAAATAGGATCTCTGCTTTTCTTCTTATATTATATTCTCTGCTTTGCGTTTTTGCAAGTCTAGCCTTGGCAACATCTTGCCATTCTTTGATTTTTCTTGCTAACTCGTGGTTTCTTAGGATTGTAGCAACTTTTATATCGTGCTTTATATACTCGCCTGCCATATCATGAATCTCACTAGAGATAATACTGTTAAGGCTGTTCTCGCACCAGTTTATAACTGTGTCTTGAGCTGCTTTTTCGGACGCTACATGATCAGCATACTGGTAAAGCATGTATGCAAAATTGAAGCAGTCATCTCTTGTTAACCTGTCCATCTGTTCAAGATTCAGGGTTTCTGCTAGTGCAAACTCTTCTGAAAACGTTGTTGGCGTTAGGTTTCTGCAAGACACATATGTGTCTATACCATCTAGGAACTGCTTAAGTCTATCGGCGGCGTTCAAGTTTTTCTCTCCAATATTCTTCTGAGTCGTCAAATCTTAAAACAATTAATTCAATTTCGTTAATTCTGCACCACTCTATCTTATCTTTGTCTCTAGCCTTGGCACGAAGGAATCCAGCCTTGCTTTTGTGAAAGAATGGGGTATACTTAAAATGCTGTTGGCCGTGAACCTCTACCCCTATTCTAGCATTTGGAATCAGAAAGTCAAGGTATAGCACAGATTTTTTTGACGGCTTTACACTGCCCGGAAGTTTTACTTCTTCCAAAATGTTATAACCGTGAAAAATGTCTTTTATCAATTCTCTAGCTTTTACGTGGTAGAAAGAACGTTTAGACCTATCGTTGTTTATATACTTCTTAAGATCTAGGTTATATTCACGACCGTTTAGTCCGGTCACTTTCATATAAAGACTTCCCTTATTTGATCATATATAAACTGTGTTATATCTTCATTCTCAGCTAAAAACGTGGTTACTCTTTCCATGCCTTGGAACTTAAACGCCTTTGTTACAGCCTCTTCGTCATCTGGGTCAACCTCGTTTTGTATCAACCAATTTTTAATAACGGGATCTTCTCTGTTTTCTATGGCACAAGATACGGTATACCAAGCACCGCTCCTGTCTATCATGGCAAATTCGCTAGCTATCTGTGCAACCTCTTGGCACTCATCTATGCCGATACCGTACCTGATCCAGCTTTCTGCCGTAGAGTTCGGTATGCCTCCAGCAGCCGATGTTCTCACAACCCAGTTTGCAATTTGGCCTACGTGTTGTCCCGAATCTTTAGGAACTTCCCATTTACCACGATGGGTAATCACCATGTTAGTTCCTGCTTGATACTGTAACATGTTGCCGCAGTCGGCCATCTTGTTTGGTGCGTATCTACTGCCACTGGTGTTGGCGATGTTGTGAGTGATGAAAATACAGATAGCTTTCATTCTACCGACATCGCCGCTAATACGCTTAAAGAACATAGATAAGAGCCTAGGTAAAGCGTTTCTTACGCCGGTTCTAATTTCCCCATCAAGCTCGTCTTGAGGAACCATACTAGATGTAGAGTCTACTATAGCTACTAGATCTGGGGTGTTCTTGATATAAGTTTCTAGCGTATTTAGATATTTCTCAGCAGAGACCAGAGGTTCTTTGTCTGTAGCCTGTACAATCTTAATAGCATCTACATCCAGTCCCTTTATGCCCTTGAAGTTTTCTTTTGTAAGTCTACCTTCGGTATTGAAGTAGATTACGTTCTTGCCTTCTTTCTGAGCTTTTGCGGCAAAGTAGAGTGCGGTGGTAGTTTTTCCAGTCTTAGGATCGCCGGTCATAACGACACAGCTACCTTCTCTCAGCCCTCCACCCAAGGCTATATCAAGTGCTGGTGAAATTCCTATAGTTTTGTAGTTTTCCAAGGATGCTAAAACTTGGCTTCCCGACTCAACTATAGAGCCGTACTTTTTATTGATCTGGTTACTTACTGGGTCGTCGTCAAATTCAACAGCTTTAGATTTCTTCTTCGCCATCTTCAATTTTCCTCAATGTATCTAAAATGTTTCTCTTTCCAAACTTCTTCTTTTGATGCTTGGCGTCTTTCTTGACTTTAATTTCCTGTACTTTATCAGTTCGGTTATCTAATAATAGCTGATACCGCCTAATTATCCCAGCAGCTTTTGGATGATTAAGAGAAAAAATACGCTTAAAGTCATTTGACAGGATAGCCTTTACCAACGCTTCTTCGGAGATAGACCCGTCTTTCAATATCTTATTTGCCGCTATCAACTGTCTTTTAAAAGTCCAGTCCCAAGGCTTCTTGTTCCAAAACTTGTACGGTAGAGAGCCTTCGTTTTTATTTTCTGCATTCTTTCGGCACATTATTTCAGCAACATAGGCAGCACACGTACAGTACTCCCCTGTGCTTTCATGCTTATATCTACTCTTGTTTGATCTTTTACGTTTTTTGCTCATTGTAAATAATGGCCTCGTCGAAGCACGATTCGATGTCGTCTTCATAACTTTTTTCCTCAACTAGTTCTGGGATAATATACATCTTCTTATGTACAGTATCTTCTTTAATTATTCCTACAGTAAAGTAGTTTTTAGAATCGCCGCCCATTTGTCCAAGGATAGATCTTACGAAGTAAAATCCGTCCGCATCGCCAACTTCTATTTCAACCTCATGAGATCTAAATTGCAAAAAGAACTCTTCAATAAAAGAAGATTCATCTTTGCAGTGTTGCTTAACAACTGACCAGACTCCATAATGAGTAAAGTAAAACTCTCTACCATCAGTCGTCTTTACTTTGATCCAAGTAGACTGTTTGTCTGTTCTATATTTCTGTAGAAATTTTTCGTTATTCATCTCTGATTTTCGTTATGCACGCCCTTCTTGATGACTTGTTTTGGTTAAAGTTTGGTCTCATATCGTCGGCCATAACTGATGCGTTTGGCGTCATGACGATAGAACCCTTATTGTTATTTGCAAATTGTTGAGACAAGATTGTTTCCTTCTTTTCCGGAGCAGGCTTTTCGATCTTGTTCTTTGAAATAAAGTTTTGTACAGACCTCTTGGTTCTGTCCAAGTCTTTACATAATTGATCTACATCAATATCATCCGAGTATTTGCTTTCTATGTAGAACTTCTCAGCTTTACTTAGTGGTCCTGTCTTAGTCATTTAAAAATCCTCTCTGAGCTTTAGTTAAATAAATTGAATTGTTCGTTTTTAGGTACATCATGTAGAAATCAAACGTGTTTTTTGACACTCTCTTAAATGTTGCTTCAAGATATCTTCTACGGCTAGAATAGGTTCCCATAGGATCGTACAAATTACTTTCCAAAACCTTAACATGGTGAGAAGATTCTTTATCGTCAAGATAAATCACTTTACCATAAATATCTTTTGAAGCCTGTTTTTTAACAATGACTCCGTTCTTGTCAAAGCCAACCTCGTGTTTCTGCTTTTCCTTTACTTCCTTTTTAATTTTATCTATAGCCATTACTTTTTGCCTTTCAGTATATAGTCAGCCTTTTGTTTATTTGTCATCTTGTTTATTTCGCTATTCGTAGCGGTTGCATGTTTGTGATACCAAGGCTTTTCATCTTTTGGTTTTGATTCTTTAATGCGTTGCTGATTTTCCTGTATCAAGGTTTTATTGTTCTTTGCGTTTCTATCAGCTAGTTGGCCTATGGTATTCGCACCTTTAACAAATGCGTGAGCACCTCCTGAAATGACCCTATAAAGTTTAGACTCATTACACTCTGGGCATACCGACAGAGGTTCCTCATCGAAAGACTGTTTGATGTCAAATAGTTTATGAGAGCAACATTCGCACTCGTAATCATACAGTGGCATATCAATTCTCCAGTGCAGTTAGAATTTTGCCTATTATATCATTTCTTTGTATATCTTCATATCCAAGTTTACATATACCGACTCCTTCGATCCCATCTAGCTTTCCTATACAATAGTCTAGGCCGCTTCTGCCTCTTAAGTCGTCTTGGTTTATGTCTCCGTTTATCAGTACCTTGCTGTTCTTACCCATTCTTGTTATGAACATCTTTATCTGTTCGGTTGTACAGTTCTGTGCTTCGTCTAGTATCATATAAGAATTATGGAATGTAGAACCTCTCATTATCTCCAACGGCTTGTAATGGATTTGTCCTTCATTATCATAGTATCCATAGTAAGATTGTCCAAGGAAAAACTTCAAATTCTCTTTCATTGGTAGTAGATAAGGTGCTATTTTTTCACCCAACTCTCCCGGAAGGGAACCTATTTCTTTACCGGTACATACCAGAGGTCTCGTGATAATAATCTGTTCTATTTCTCCTCTGTGTAAGTGCTCCGCCGCTATACCCGCCGCAACAAAAGACTTGCCAGAACCTGACGGGCCTGAACAGAAGACAATGTCATTTTCTATTATCGCCCGTATGTACTCCTTTTGGTTTTCTGTTTTTGCCTCAACATGTTTAACTTTTGGTTTATCGTCTTTTCTGTTTCTTCTCGATCTTGCCATTTATTATTACCTTATCGGATGTATTAAAGATCTGTTTCTTTTACAAAGATTCCATCTACCATTCGGCCTTTTCTATCTTTGATGTCCTGCCAAGCTCTGGCTAGGCAGTCTTCAAGAGACACACCGTTTCTAGTTGTTATGTTTAGCATAACTACCAACATGTCTCCTATGTCGTCCTTAATATCTTTGCCTTTACAAACGCTGTCAGAAAGCTCTCCTAGCTCCTGTAAAAGCTTTAGAGTCTGATCCTTGTCAGAACTCCCTTCTATTAAATTCCTGTCGTGATGCCACTGCACCACCTTATTACTAAGTTGTTCTAAATTCATGTCTTCTTTAACTTCCATTCCTTCTGGGTAACTGTCAAATAAAACTTGTTGTCTAACACCGTGAACAGTTTCTATAGTATATTTTTTTAATTGGTCTAATCTAGCCTGATGGTCGGGGTGTGTATTTCTTTCTGTCATAGTTTCATGTCTCCGAAGTCCATGTCTTCTAGGTCGTTTTTACTAGCACCTATTTTATAGCTAGTTATTTCGTGCTCTTGTGGTGCAACTTGAACACTTTCACTGTGCATCCAAGCCTGAGTCCAGCCAGCGATAGGATTCTTGCCAACGTTCTCATACGGCAAACCGATTGCTTTTCTTCTGGACATGCAGAGCCAGTCTACGTATTGATGCAGAACTGTTTCATTCAGACCAATAATTGAGCCGTCCTTGAATAAGTATGAAGCCCATTCTTTCTCCTCGGCTGCTGCATTCTCAAACATCTCAATAGCTGCTGATCTGCATTGTTCAGCAGTTTTAACAAAGCCTTCAGACTCTTCTTTGTGTAGGATTTTTAATATATGTTGAGTGTTTGCTAGGTGCAACGCCTCGTCACGCTTGATTAATTTAATTATATCTGCGTTCCCCACCATCTTCTTGTTCTCTGCAAAAGCAAAGCTACAAACAAAGCTCACGTAAAACCTTATGGCTTCTAGTATGTTGATACTAACAACGGTCATATAAATTTGCTTCTTAATATCTGAAAGTCTGTTTTTATCGCAAGCCATGCCCATGAGATTGTTGTAATCGCTAATGGCACTGTTCGCACGCTTCATGATTTCTTTATCTTCATATATGCCCGCAAAAACCTCTGAGCTGTCCGCATACACGTTCTGAATAATATAGGAGTACGATTGACTATGAATTTTTTCAAAGAACTGCCAAGTCATGAGGCAGGCTTCTAGCTCTGTGTTTGTAACAAACTCTAATAGAGTAGGTACACCACGGCAGATTACACTGTCGAGCATGGTCTGATATTTTAAATTGGAAGTAAAAATAAACTTCTCATTTTCCGACATCTCCTTAAAGTCGCCACGATCTTTCTTTAATTCGATTTCTTCCGGCCTCCAGAAGTTCATCATCTGCTTGCTATCAAGATCCTTAAAAATTGGATACTTGAGTACATCGTAGCGTTGAACACCTAAGTCTTTACCTAAAAATAGAGGCTGACTCATGGGGTCTATACTCTTCGTATTAAAGATAGTTTTCATATTGCACATGCTCCAGATTCGCAGTTCATGCCTTTTTCGGTGTCGCCATCTCCGTCCGGCGTATTGGCATAGTAGAAATTTTTAAGACCATATTTATATCCATATATCTGGTCTCTAATTAAAACGCTTAGAGGAATATTGCCATCCTCATAGTGGCTGTAATTGTAGTATAGATTTGTACTCATACTCATGTCTACAAACTTTTGTATCACAGCGGCCATGTTTATAATAGTCTTGTTGTCGCTTATGTCCCAAGCTAAAGTGTAGTAATTTTTACGCATACGATAATTTGGCACTAACTGTTTTAGAACTCCGTTCTTGGCTTTCTTGTGGATCAACAAGGATCTGACCGGCTCAATTCCATTTGTACTGTTTTGAATAACGGAGCTAGACTCACAAGGCATAATAGCAGATAAAGTTGAGTGGCGTAAGCCGTGTTCTTTAATCCGTTCACGTAGACCCTCCCAGTCCATGTTGTACTCTGGTTTTAACAATTCGTCAACATCTTTCTTGTACCAATCTATTGGCAATAGACCCTTTGCATATTTAGTATCTTGGAACTTTTCGCACGGGCCTTTTTCCTCAGCTAACTCACAGCTAGCATTAATTAAATTCCATTGTATTTGCTCCATAGTTTCGTGGACTAGTTCCAGTGCTGCTTGATCGTCGTACTTTAATTTGTTTTTGGCAAGAAAACCAGCTAGGTTTGTAATGCCGATACCGAGAGATCTTCTGTTCTTAGTAAAATTCTCACCTGCCAGTACTGGATAATCTTGATAATCAATAACAGACTCTAATGTCCTGACCGCCATTCGGCAGGCATCTTCTATGTCCTTTTCATTGCCTAGCTCAAGCAAATTCAAAGCTGAAAGAATACAGATTCCAATTTCTCCGTCTGGATCGTCTATCGACTGTATTGGTTGTGTTGGATGTATAATCTCTTGACATAGGTTGCTCATGTAAGCAGGTATAGCCCACGATCCGTGTTCATTGGCTGAGTCAATGTTCATGCTATAGATACGACCAGTCTCAAGTCTTTCCCTAGCAAATATCTCTGCCAGCTTTCTTGCTGGTATTTTCTTTTTAAACTTTAGCGATCTGGAGTTCTCATACTTAAGATAGAGTTGTTTAAACTCTTTGTTGTCACCAAAAGCCTCATATAAACCCTCTGTCTCGTAGGGGCTGAACAGTGTGATGTCTTCATTTTTAATTAGGCGATCATAGAAAATTTTGCAGAATTGAACGGAATAGTCTAGCTTACGCACTCTATTGTCATCTGTTCCTGCGTTATTTTTCAACACCATTATGTCTTCAATTTCATAGTGCCAGAATGGTACATGCACGGTAGCAGACCCTCCACGGAGACCGTTTTGGGATGTTGATTTAACAGCAGACTCAAAGTTTTTTAGATAGGGGATAAGGCCGGTGTGGATGACCTCACCTCCTCTAATGGGAGAATTGATTGGTCTCATTCTTCCAATGTTCAGTCCGATCCCCGCTCGTCTGGCGGTGTATTTTCCGACAGCATGTATGCTGGAAAAAATAGCATCAAGGTTATCGTCAACATCAACCAAAACACATGATGCAAACTGACGGATATTAGTCCTAACACCAGCCATGATAGGAGTAGGTAGATTGATTTTAAACGTGGAGTAGCAATCATACGCCTTTTTAACTTCTTCGGGAGTATTGAACAAACACATGGCTATCGCCATATACGCAAACTGAGGCGTCTCGTAGATAGATCCAGTGCTTCTGTTCTTAACTAAATACTTGTCGATAAGCTGTTGCAATCCTGCAAATGTAAACTTGTCGTCTCTTGAGTGGTCTATGTACTTTCCGAATAGATCTACTTGTTTATTTGTCCACTTTTCCAGAATGTTTGGATCGTATATCCCATTATCAACATTCCTTTGTAGAAAAAGCAGAAAGTCTGTAGGTTGATCACCATATCCCCAGACCTGTTTTCTCAGTTGCATATTTAATAGCCTAGCTGCAACATACTGATAATTAGGAGAGTTAGTCGAAATCAGATCGTTTGCCGACTTTATTAGTATTTGATGAATCTCTGAGCTACGAATCCCGTCATATATAGAGAGATTTGCGTTCATTTCGATATCGGAAAAGGAAACACCGTTGATACCTTTAGTAGCCCATTGAACGACTTTATGAATTTTTTCGACGGAGAAGTCTACTTTGTCTCCGTTACGTTTAGTAACTTGCATTTAACATAATATCCTTGTAGGTTAATCAGTTTATAATGGTTATTATATGGTAATAAAGGCTATTTGTCAACCCTGTGAATAGAAAAACCCCGCAATAAAATTAAAGCGAGGTCTTTCGTTCTTTCACTTGTATATTTTTAATTCTACGTTTTCGCCAATCTTGACGACAACGACATCTCTGCCGTCCTCCTTTGTAAAAGAAATCATGTCGAGTATCTCTGTTGCCTTATCTATGTCTTCTTGTTCAACATTTATTCTGTCTAGTATTGTTTCTATTATTGTCTCACTTATCCCCATTATTTATTTACGCCCCAAGCTATAGCGTCTAAGCAGTCGCAAAGACTTTTTCTTTTTTCTTCTGTAAATGTGGTATTCTCTAGTCCTATAGAGTTCTGTATGCAGTAATCTATCTTTTCTCCTAACGTCGGATACTTATCTTTAAGATCCAGACCTGCAAAGTTAAGCCCTCCAGACGTTTCGTTGAATTGCTTAAAGGTTGCGGTTGAAGATATAAATCCCGGATCATTCTCTACTACGTCAGAAAGTGTGACAAAGAAATCTGAAATCTGCTTTGCGTCTTTGCTTTCTATATTAATCGCCACTATGGGGTTGACGAGGGTCTTGTAAGCTAGGTCTGGCTCTGGAACATTAACCGATGGTGTGTTTATTATTTCAACGTTGTTCTTTACAACTTCTATAATTTGTTCACCAAAGAAAGCACCCACAACAAGTATTACCGCTAGTACTGCTCTAATTGCTTTAGACATTTTTGCCCCCCTTCTGTACGAATAGTGGAAAAATTTTGTCTAGCTCGACTGAAGCCTTTGAAAGCCCCCTGTCATCGCAGCTTTGTTTTAAATTCTCCCAGCAGCCAATAATCTCTACTAGTGAAGAATCTTCATCATGAACTTTAGGCTTTTTGGGTAACTTAATTACGCCAACCGCTTTTTTAAAGAGGTCTTTAAGCGGTGTCCAGACTAAGCTAAACACAAGAATTGCGGCCAAGCCAAGCATGGTAATTTGAAAAGGATTCATTTTTACTCCTGTATGCTATCCGTGAGCTTTTGTAGCTCGGTTTCTGAAAGTGTCCTAGACACATCTAACATAGACGTGTACATTGTGTTCCTATCTTCCTTGCTAAAATGCTTTCTGACCTCCCTTTTCAGAAGTATCTTTTGAAGCAGCGATGGCTTCCTGAGCTTGCTGGTGATGTTACGCTTACCATAACACATATATAATAGCTTAATGACAGCTATAATACAATTACAAATTGCCATAATGGTGGCAGGATCAAAGGAAAAGCTAGGATCTTTTGCTTGTGCGTAAGCTAGAACCTTTGTTCCAACTGAGTACTGTTCTGGTGGTATTCCATTAATGTTTGTCATTTAAATATTCCAAATAGTAGTCTTATCAGTCCAGACCTTTTAGGTTTATAACAACTTATTGTTTTGGTTTGATTTGACGAACCATCGACCGATTTGCAAGCAGAGCATCCGGGACACTCTGTCTTGTGTCCATCCCCATGAATAATCCAGCCAGAGCCGTCACATAGTTCTGTGTTATCGTTTACACCTACCATGATAACTTTTGCTAGATTGGTAGAGATGTATGGTCTAAAATTATTTTCGTACACGCCACCGTAAGCAGATAGCGTCAGAATTGATGCCAAAGCTAAGGTTGAAATTTTCATTTTAACTCCCTATAGATATGAAGAAGTTCCGTAATTAGGCAGGCTCTTGGCGGGGAAGCCATCAACATCGCTGAAGACCCACGAACCTTTCTGTGCTAACATCGCTCTAGCTTCCTTTTCTCTAATCCAAAAGCTACCTTCCGGTTGATTATGAACTCTTGGTCCGCTGTTCCACTTGCCCCAGCTATTCTGAACCAAGAACAGTGTTTCTTTGAATCTTTTATTAGTGTCGTCGCAGGCTATCCAAGCCATAGCGTGGTTCCAGCCAGAGCCTCGTTTAGCGATCCCGTTACTATCTCTACGGCTACTGAAACCGTAACTAGAACATACGCTAATCGCGTAGCCGTTGGCCAGTGCGTCCCTAGCCTCTTCCACCGTTGTTATCATTGAGACTGTTTTGACTTGATGTTTTTTTGCTTCGGTAGAATAAATGCTAGAAGGTATACGATGGTTAGCACCAAGACTTGAATTATATTTAGACAGATCTACTTTTCCGTAGTCTTTTCTTAAGAGTATACCGCCCTTAGAGTGGACGTACTTAGCGGCACCAGAACAGGTCATACCTTGACCTCTGTGCCCTCTAGATTGATAAATTGCTTCAGTAGCACTGCGAGTCTCAAAAGATTCTGACTCGCCCTCTATGTCTATTTCTACCGCTCTTGTTATGTCAACAGCGTTTCTGGTGGAATGACTTACGCAGTCTCCTGTTGTTTGCCTTTCAGATGGCCCAAAACTTGGATCGAACTTCAATAAAGACTTAAACGGTAGGGAGAGTTTTCCCTCTCCGCTACCGTATAGTCTAAAAGCAGTCGCACCAAATAACGGTGTCCTAAGTTTTCCTAGCAATTCTGCTGTCTCTTCTGGATCGCAGATGCTACCTTGAAAACCTTCTCTGTAAGCATTCAACAGCTCTCTAGGACTGTTAAATGTTGACATTATTATTCCTCGTCTTTGTTGTCTTTAAGCCACTTAATAGCGGTGTCCAATCCAACAGCGACGATAGGCACGACTAACGCACCAAGAGTTCCTAAATCAATTTGATCTAGATTTCCAGCAATGTAAGTAAGAGCCGCTGCTCCACCTACTAGTGCTGCGTTCTTGCCGATTTTTAACATATCGGCCCAATTTAAACTGAATTTTTTAGAACCCATATTAGTTCTCCTTAAAAAGATGTATTAAAAATCCTTCATGATCTTTCTCCGTAATCCTATACGGATAACCTAAAAAGTGTATCTGCTGATCGTTTACGGAGTTAACCATTATATCAATCTTTCTACACATATCTAAGCAAGAAGTTACTTCTTTTACAAAGTCTTCTCGTTCAGCCTCGTCTACAATATTAACCCAATCAAAACCTTCGTTGGGATTGCTATTGCTCTTTGTCAACGCCTCAAACTTCTCATTATACCAAGAAACTCTGCCAAATTTATCTACTTCAAACAAGGCTCTGTCGTGGTAGTGGAGTGCGGCTTTTGACCTTTGGTCTAAAACCTTTTGAGTTGTTTCTATATTTTTGCATGTGTCCCGCAAGCAGTTGACTGCATCTTTAATAGACCCACCTCCATTAGGCGTGACTTCTCCTTTAATGATATCTATCGACTTCTTAATTTCCTCGTGATCGTCCATCAGCTTTATAGCTGGCTTTAGTAACTTCTTCCATAAAAAAACTGAAATAGATGTTACTATACTAGCCAAAGCACTAGCCATTGCTAAAAATTCGGCATCAAGAGTAAACATTTAAAATCTCCCAAGAAAAATTCCCCCCACATAAAGCAGGGGGAATCTAAACTGCTAAACTAAAAAATTATGAAGATGTATCATCAGCAGCTTCAAAAGCATTCTTAGCCTTATACTCGTCAGTATAGGACCGTT